AATGGTAGAATCCTAAAACAGTTATCAGTTATCAGTTATCAGTTATCAGTTATCAGTTATCAGTTATCAGTTATCAGTTATCAGTTATCAGATTTTAGTTTTCAGTTCACTCTGCCTGTTCCCTATTATTGCCAAAATCATGAGTCAAAAAATTGCCTTTTTAGGATTAGGAGTAATGGGATGGCATACATTCTTACAACAAAAAGGATTACCATTTAATTCAATCGCTTCTACAGCTCACACTCACAACATTTTCAGTAAAATTAAAAATGAAGCTGAAGCTGCTTCAAGACAGTTAGCAGTAGAGTATGGAGAGCCATTATGGTGTAGGGGTACAGGTATGAGAAACACTCACTTATTAGCTATTGCACCTACAGTTTCAAACTCAGTAATTACAGGAGGCATTTCAGCAGGAATTGAGCCATTACCAGCTAACATTTATACTTTTAATGGAGCTAAAGGAACATTTATTGTAAAAAATAGAGAATTAGAAATTCTTTTAGAAAGCAAAGGACAAAACACAGATAGAGTATGGGATCAAATCTTAGCAGATAATGGATCAGCCCAAAATCTCCCAGATGAAATATTATCACCTGATGAAAAAGAAGTATATTTAACTTTTAGTGAGGTAAATCAACTTGAATTAGTTAGACAAGCCGCTATTAGACAAAAATATATTGATCAAACTCAATCATTAAATCTTTCATTTGACCCAACAGATTCACCTAAATGGATAAATCAAGTTCATTTAGAAGCTTGGAAATTAGGTATTAAAACACTTTACTATCTCCGCACAGATAGTGTTATTAAAGGAGATTTAGGATCTCGTACTGTAGAATGTGTAAGTTGTGATGGGTAATATATTTATAATAAACCATAAAAATTTTTTATATCATGACAAAAGAACAAATCTTAGGAATTATTAGACATGCTCTAACATTTGCTGGTGGCGTTTTAATCACCAGAGGAATTATTGATGAAGCTACCTTTACTGAACTATCAGGAGCAGCTTTAACATTAGTTGGGGGTATTTGGTCTGTTATAGCTAAAAATAAATAATTTAAAAAATTGAATAAAAGAAGGGGCTCTTATGAGCCCCTTCAATATTTATTAATATGGCTAAGTTGAAAGACTTAATTATGGAAGCTTTACCTATTTTTAGGATAACAGCATATTTAGTTACAGACTCAGATGTTAATATTACTGATATTATTGATGAAATTAGAGCCACTCGAAAAGTAACAATTGTTAATAATATTACATCAGAAAAGTTTGATGAAAAAAATAAAGCCAGAAATGATGGTAAAGAAGAACATTTCATTACTATAAAATTTTTATCAACTGATCCTAAAACAGATATAGATTTCTTTAAAGAAACTATGATGAGTTCTGATAAAGGTGATCCTAATAGAAAGATAATAGGATTACAATTTATTAAGTTTTTACCTGATACTTTATCTAAAACTTAAATACGTATGACCGGAATGAAGGGTTGTAAACTAAAATATTGTATTACCGATTTAAAGTCTTACATGAAAACTAACCTACTTACAATTCTTGCCTTGTCACTATCTACAACTCTCTCTTTTATCTGTTCATATTTTATGAATGTAACTCTTAATAACGCTGAGCAATATATGGCGTTAGTAGGGGTTTTATTTGTAGATGGATTTTTTGGTGTTTGGGCTGGTACCAAACGTGAAGGATTCAAAACTTATAAAGCCCTAAAAGTTCTTAAATCTTTATTTTTCTGGATTATTTTATTAACTACTATTCTAAGTATAGAAAGTGCTTACATAGGAGCAGGATGGTTAAGTGAAACTGTCATTATACCATTTATAGTATTCCAGTTAATTAGTATTTTAAAGAATGCCTCAATGTTAGATTTAATATCTAATGATGTTTTAAAAACTATTCTAAATAAAATAGACCAACATAAAAATATTAACCCCGAAAATTAAAAAGTTTTAATTCTACATAATTTAGAAAGATTTAGGCTTGGCTTTTGCCAAGCCTTATCTTATCTTAACAAGAAAATGCATCCTATTAAAGTTATTGAAAAGAATTTATCTAAACTTCAAAAACTTAAATACAATCAATTTCTTTGGTGGAGAAGATGGTCTGCTAAAAATAAACCACTCCATAAAGACTCATCTTTATGGGACAAAATTAACAATGGTGACTATAATTTTAGTCCTTATTTTTGGCAAATTCAATATTGTGAATGGGAAATTGAACAGAAAAGACTAAAATATATTAATGATCATGAATATTTTTGTGAAGAAAGTGTAATGGATTTTCAACGTCGTAGACGCTTACGTGAAGATCATGAAAAATATGAAAATGAAAATCTAACCCAATTAAAAAAAGATTTTGTCAAGACATTTCGTATGACTAAAGAAGATTTTGATAAAGATGTAATAGAGTTTGATGGTGAAGTAAAAGATTTTTATATTTATTGTGAACAAAAATTTCGTAAATATAATATACCTGAAACTGTAAAACCTCGTAGAGGACGTCCTCGTAAAAATAAAAGTTAATGAAAGTATCACATGAAGTTCCTATAGCTTATTTAGAAGCCAGCAATTGGTTTAATGACTATGATTATTGTCTCCCTCATCTTTTAGATTTGTACCCCGACTATGAAAAATATTTTAGGGAAGCAAAACAAAAAAGACGGTATATTATAATGGATAATTCACTTCATGAATTAGGTGAAGCATATAATACAGATCGTTTACTATACTGGGTAAATGAACTTAAACCTAATGAATTTATTATCCCAGATGTATGGGAAGATGCTATTAAGTCTATGCGTAACGCTAAAGAATGGTCACGTGTAGAACTTCCTGATGGGATAAAAAAAGTAGCTGTAGTTCAAGGTAAATCATTTAATGATGCTGTTAAATGTTATCATACCTATAAATTGTTAGGGTATGAAAAAATAGCTTTTTCATATGGGGCTAATTATTACCATACTGAAATGTGTCCCCACCCTAATAAAGATATAGGTAAGGCATTAGGTCGTTTGTTAGTAATTAGTAAAATGTTAGAACTAAAAGCCATAAACAGATCAGATGAAATTCACCTTTTAGGTTGTTCTGTACCACAAGAATTCTTATATTATAAAGGAATTGAACAAATAAAAACTATAGATACTTCAAATCCTATTATGGCAGCTTTTGATGGTACATTATATAATGATTGGGGTTTGTTAGAAAAACCTAAAACTAAAATTGATGATGTAATTGGAGATAAAACTGATTTTCAAGTATATCAAAAAATTGAACATAACGTAGAAACATTTAGAAAAATAAATAATTTATGAAAAAACAAGCAGTATTGTCACTAAGTGGAGGTATGGACAGCTCCACATTGTTGCTTCATCTACTCGCCAATGGCTATGAAGTGACAGCACTGTCTTTTGACTATGGTCAAAAACATAGAGTAGAACTTGAACGAGCTCAAGATTTAGTAGACTATTTGAATAAAAATGGACAAAATGTAAAATATGGAGTTATTAAACTTGATGGTTTAGCTCCTATGCTTAATAGTACTCTTGTAGAAGGTGGAGATGAAGTACCTGAAGGTCACTATAAACAAGAGAATATGAAGGAAACAGTTGTTCCTAATCGTAATAAGATTTTTAGCTCTATTATTCAAGCTGTAGCGTTAAGTATCGCTAATAAACATAAAACTAATGTTTATATAGCAATGGGTATTCATGCTGGAGACCATGCTATTTACCCGGATTGTAGGCAAGAATTTAGGGATATAGACCATCAAGCATTTATTGAAGGTAATTGGGAAGCGGAACGAGTTAAATTCTATACACCTTATCTTCATATGGATAAATTTGATATCTTAAAAGATGGAGAAAAATGTTGTAAAAAGCTCTTTATTGAATTTGATGAAGTTTATAAACGAACTAACACCAGTTACAAACCAATTTACATCCCAGGATTTACTCTTCCATTTATTAAAGTAACATTTAATAATAAATGGTTTAGTGATTATAAATCAGCTTCATCTGTTGAACGTATTGAAGCTTTTATAAAACTTGGTCGCCCTGATCCTGTTGAGTATGCGGATGAGACAGGTCCTGTTACTTGGGATCATGTAGTTAAACATGTTAAAAAAGTTTTAAAAAATGTCTAAATTTCAATCAATAAAAATATTTGACGGGTTTAGTTGTGTATTTCGTCAATGGAAAGCTGAAGGAACTCATTGTAGATTCCTACATGGCTATGGGGTAAGTTTTAAAGTATGGTTTGAAGGTGAACTTGATGAAAGAAATTGGGTTTGGGATTTTGGAGGTATGAAACGAGCTAATGGAACTATTGATGGGATGAATCCTAAAGCTTGGATGGATTATATGTTTGATCATACCACCTTAATCGCTGAAGATGACCCATATCTTGAAGGTTGGAAAGCTATGGATCATCATGGTTTAATTCAACTTCGAGTTATACCTCATGTTGGTGCTGAAAGATTTGCTGAGTTTGTCTTTAATAAAATCAATGATTTTGTTAAAGCTGAGACTGATAATAGAGTTAGAGTTACTAAAGTAGAGTTTATGGAACATAATAAAAACAGTGCAATTTATGGCGAGTAATAGAATTGAAGATTATAGTAAAATACTTCCTATAGTAGAAGTTTATTTATGTGTTCAAAGTGAAGGTAGTAGGGCTGGTATGCCTACTATGGCCATTCGTACAACTGGATGTACTCACCGTTGCTGGTTTGGTGAAGGTGGGTGGTGTGATAGTTGGTATACTTCAATTCATCCTGAAAAGGGAACATTCACATTCAATGACATTATAGATATTTATGACAAATATCCTTACGTTAAGGAAATGATGCTTACAGGTGGTTCACCCACAATGCATTTAGCTTTAGTAAATGAATTAACCCATTTTGCAAATGAAAGGGATATTACAATCACGATTGAAACAGAAGGTTCGCACTTCATTCCCACTGATTATCCGATTGGTCTCATATCCTTTAGCCCTAAGTTTAATAACTCTGTCCCTCGTGTTGGTATTCTTACACCCGGTGGTAAAGTGGTGGATGAAAAGTTTGTCGAAACTCATAACCGTCTTAGACTCAATCGTGAAGCCATCAAGAAAATGATGGAATATCATACTGATTACCATTATAAACCAGTATGGGATGGAACTGAGGAGACACTTAAAGAAATTGAAGACTTTAGAGTTGAAATGAATATACCCAAAAATAAAACTTGGGTTATGCCTGCTGGAGACAATAGAGAGGAATTAATTAAAATCTATCCTAAAGTAATTGAAATGTGCGCTGAACATGGCTACAACTTTACCGGTAGAGAACACATAATTGCCTATGATACTAAACGTGGAGTCTAAATTAGAAGTTGAAGCCCTTTTTATATCTGATATTCACTTAGGTTCTAAGGGATGTAATGCTGAAGCTCTCCTTAACACCTTAAAACAATATCAACCTAAACAACTTTTTATAGTAGGAGATTTTATTGATGGTTGGTTATTAAAAAAACGTCACTATTGGCCTCAAAGCCATACTAATCTAATTCGTAAAATACTTAGTTATTCTAAAAAAGGAACAGAAGTAATTTATGTAACAGGCAATCATGATGAATTTTTACGTAATTATGCTCCTTTAGAATTTGCTAACATTAGAATAGTTAATGAAGCTAAATTTAAAAATTGGTGGGTAGTACATGGAGATGCTTATGATGGTGTAGTAAAAATGTCTAAATTATTAGCTATAGGAGGTAGTGTAGGTTATGAATTAGCTATTTGGTTTGATAGAAATTTAAATAAAATAAGACGTAAATTAAAAATACGCCCTAAATCTCTTAGTAAATGGCTTAAAGATTCTGTTAAAAATGCTGTAATATTTATCACCAGTTTTGAATCTCAACTTCAATATCAAGCTGAAAAAAGAAAATGTAAAGGAGTAATTTGTGGTCACATTCATACTCCAATTATAAAAGAAAATTATATAAATTGTGGAGATTGGATTGAAAATAATTCATATATTATCTATAATGATAATAAATTTACTTTAAAATTTAACCAACATAATAATGATTAAATCCTATATACCTGAAATTTTTGAAGAAGATCTTTCTTCTGGAGAACAAATATATGTTTTTTTTCGTTCTACCGGATGTGGTCCTTGTAGAGAATTAGAGCCTGAAATTTTAGATTTCGCTAATAGTTTTGACAAACTTATCTATATAGTAGAATCAGATGAAGCTCCTAATTTAAGACATAAATGGAATATTAAATTACACCCCAGTATGGCTGTCTTACAAGGAGGTAAATTTCAATACTTAGCTGAGGGTAAAAGAAAAATTCAAGAATTAATGTAAAATGCAAGAAGCAATTAGTGAAAAAGATCTAAGTTTTGAAATTAAAATCTTAGCTAAAAAAATAAATGATGAACATAGAGGAGATTCTACTCCTATAGTATTTGTTTGTGTTTTAAATGGAGGATTTATGTTCTTTAGTGATTTAGTTAAAGAAATAACTGTTCCTATTGAAATTGACTTTATAAGATGTAAATCTTATTTTGGACGTAAGCAAGGTGATTTAGTTATAACTAAAGATCTTGAAACTAAAATCAAAGGAAAACATGTTTATATTGTAGATGATATTCTTGACTCAGGAAACACTATGGGAGCTGTTATAAAATTTCTACAAGTTAAAGAACCTAAAAGCCTAACCCCAATAGTTGCTCTGTATAAAGAAGGTAATTTAAATTTTCCTAAAGTTTATCATATTATAAAACAAGACACTGACTCTGTATTTGATCCTTGGTATATTGGATATGGTATGGATGATGATAATGGATATAATAGAAATCTAAAAACTATTTATATTGTTTAAAGATAAACTATAAAGTTTGGCTTTTTTAAAAATTTTATTTATATTTACCTAAAAATTAGTTATGACTAACAATAGAAGAAAATTCCATACTGACATTGAGTGTGTTCCTTTTGGTTTTGCTAATGGAGCATCTTCCTCAACACCTCTTAGTCCTGAGGAAAAAAAATCAATGATTAAAGAGGCAGCTGAACATTTCGGTAAATTTTTAGATGCTTTAAAATGTGATTGGCGAAATGATCCTAACTCAATGGAAACTCCAATGAGAGTA